CCAGACGTGAGGATCAGCGTGGTGATCGAGCCCAGCAGCGACGCCACCTTCACGGCTAGATCGGAAGCGAGCGACCACTGCGGGCTACGCCGGTCTATGGCGTAGGCGGTCATCGAAACGGTCTCGCCAGCGTAATCGTTCGCCAGCGTAAGCCCGGTGTTGCTTTCGACCGACGCCACCTCGTGCCACGTGCCGCCGTCGTCGAAGGTGATGCCGTCGCCCGGCTTCACCTGATTGAGCCAGCCCGTGAGCGTGCCCGTAACCGCGCGTGAGCCGTTGCTCACCGAGGCGGTGCCCTGGCGATACCAAACCGTCATGTGAATAACCCAGCCTTGAGTTTGTATTGGATCTGGTGCGGCAGAACGGCGTAAATGGCTGGCGTGCCGCCCATCGCCACCCGTCGATCCATGTACACTTGACCTGACGTCACTCGGAACGAATAGGCGACGAACTGAATGATGTCGGGCTGGTTTGACCCGACAACAGATTGAAATCCCGCTTCGCCGTCGAGAACCCAGAGCGCCGAGCCGCCCATGATCGTGTGCCAGCGATCGAACGCCATGCCGGCAGCGTAGTTGTTGAGGGTGAACTTCATCGCGCCAATGACGTGCGTGCAGGCGGCATGGCAGTTACCAAGGAAAAAACTGTCGGCCACGTTGATCGATACGCCATTGCCAGTGGTGTACTGCCCCATGCTGAGCGCACCCTGCACGGACGAGATTGGGTGAAAGAGGCCCTCATCGCTATCGAACCTCGTGCCGCCATCAGCGCCTGTGATGCGCAGCCGCTCGTCGTCGATGAGAAGCATCAGAGTGCGATGAGCGTTTGAGTACTGGGTGGCCCAGGCGGATTACCGCCGCCCGTGAATGTTGCGGCACCCACCTGCCATCGCCAGTGAACTGTCCCAGTGCTACCGGATACGAACGTCGCGGCGATCGACGCTCCGTTGACCATTGCCATGGTCTCCCCGGACGACACCTTTCGAATGTATCTGTTGTGAGTGTCGAAAAGGCCGCCGGCGAGCAGCATATGCTCGGGGGTAATTTCCACGGCTGCGGTCATCAGAGAAGCTCATCGGTTACGTAGACCGTCATCGGCACGTTGATAGCCGGCAGCGACGTCCAATTGTTCGCCTGCGCGCTGCCCTGCATGGGACAGTATTCGTGAATGTAGACGTAGGTCGCGTCTGCCCCGAGCGCGAGAAAACGCGCATAGGGCGTTCCGGAAACCTGCTGCACCGGCACACTGCCCGTGAAGGCGACCTCGTATCCTTTCACGGTTACCTTGCCGAGAACCCACGGCTGGCCCGGCCTTCCATGCGCAAACAACGCGTAACTAGCTGTCCTAAGTGCCGTGCCTGAGACACCTGGAAGACTGAGCGTCATCGGACGAACGTCGATGATCTTCGTGTATGGGAGAGACGAGTGGAATTTGACACGCCCGAGGTGATTGAGCGGCTGAGTGAAAGGAAGCTCGTCGGTCGCGCCCGTCCAGATGGCGCACACGCCATCCTTCACCTGCAGCACGCCAGCCATCAATCGAACTCCATGCGCAGAACGCGGTTCTTGAAGTCGAGCACCATCTTGTTGTCGGTCCGGGCGATCCTCATGTTCGCGATATCGAAGTGGATATTGTTGTCTGGGTCTCGGATGAGCCCCGCACTCATCTCCCCGAAGCTGCCGAACACGGCTGAAACTTCACCTGCGCTCACGGCCCCGGCGCGGATCGCATCGGCGATGAGCTCGCCATTGAGATAGGCGCGATGCTGCCCGGGGTTCTCCGGATCCTCGGAAATCACGAACACAGGCTGCGGGGTGCCGCCGGCGATGTCCGGGTCCGCATAGGTGAAGCTGTTTGCTGCCACCACGAAGCCGGTGGTTGGGCCGTCTCCAGATAGCGTCGCAAACCCGGTCGCCACCCCATTCGAGTTGACCGTAACAGTCCATCGCCCCTTGATGCCGTCGATGCTCTCGATGACTTCGGTCACAGCGAAAGAGTTCTCGTCAATCCGTGTTATCGCCGTCTCGATCCGCCGCGCCAGAGCTTCCTGCCCGTTTACGCGCTCCACGCGCTCGGTGAGCAGTTGCGCCCCGTTCTCGTGCCCGGCCGCGAGCGATGCGAGGGCCGCCTCGCCGGTCTGCTGCGCCCACGCGAAGGCCTCGGCGAGCTGCGCCGACACGGAGCCCTGGATCTCCGCCTTCGCCGTCGCCAGCGAGAGTTCGAACCGGGTCTGTGCCGAAAGCATCTCCGGCGTGATGGTGTTCGGCGGGACGGATTCAGCTACCGCAGCCACCTCAACAATTTGGGGCGCCGTATTTTCATCCGGCGAGATCCATGCAGTCCACGCGACGGACCGTTCCGGCTGCGTGACCGGGCGAACGCTCACCTCGTACCGGCTGCCGCCCTGGATACCGTCAACCCACTCGTAAGAACCGGCACTCGGCTGCGAGATCGGCCGCTCCATGGCAACGGCGTCGCCTACGCGCCGGTACTGAACCGTCAGGCCAATAACCGTTGGGTCGTCAATTGGCGTCCACGTAATGCGCAAGCCCGGCTGCTGTGCGCCTCCATTAGGCAGCACGATATTCGTTACGGCAAGTCCCTGCACCGTCGTGAGACGGTGGCCACCATCACCGACAGTCTGCGGAAGGATTGGGTCCAGTTCGTCGCTGAGCGGGTTCCAAGCGTAGATGGACTCTGAGACCTCCTTAAGTTCGATGTCGATGGTGAGGTTCGGGTTTATCGTGATCTGACTGATGCGGAACTTGAAGTTCGTCAGCCCATAGCGCGCTGATGTCCATTCGACCCAATCGCCAACTTCCAGCACCACAAACCGCGGACGCAGTGTGAGCGACACCCGGCGTTGATGGCGAGCATCTCGCCGCAATATCTCCAGCAAGCGTTGGCCCTGGGTGCCGCTAGTGACGAACGGGAATCCGTAGCTTTCCTCATGCTGCTCACCGCCGTCCGCTACCTCGTCTGACGGGGCAATGCGTTGCGGCAGGGCAGTCTGCTGGTAGATCTGGCTGGGGTCGTGGAACTCACCGAACACAGCGTTGACGAGGCTGGCGCGCGTCTGCTTTGGGATGAAATGGACGTCCGCGTCATCTACGATGTCGTCATCGGTAAATGACAGCGCGACGGAACGCGAGACGCCGGCATTGAACCGGAACACACCGCCGCTCTCTACTGGAGTCCCCGCCATACTGGCGATCATCTCGCGGAGAACGTCCACGTGGTCTGTATCGACCTCGACCAGACCGTTGAGCCGGTAGCGCGCCTCTGAGCCGCCATCTTTGAGCCCAACCGTCTCATCGCAGGCATTCGCAGCAGCAGTCCAATCGTCATATGGCAGTGACGACACAGGGACACTGAGACCGCCGACTTTGTGGCCGTTGACGTAGACGCCGCGCATGTAGTTGTAGACGATGACGGCAGCGTTGTGGGTCCACTCGTAAGTGTTCTCCTGGCCCCAGCGGTGCGCGCCTACGCCGCCCGCCGTGCTGTCCTTGCGCCAGTCGTAGAGCTTCGCGCCCTTGAAGACGAACAGGAACTCCGGCAGGCCGTCCTTGTACTGTTCCGCATCATATTTGAGCGTGATCCGCACATAGCAGACGCCACGGCCGCGGTTATTGGGCGACCAAGCGCTGCCGGTTGCTTTGGAAACAAGATCAGTGTCTGCCGGTTGGCCCCAGGCGCCGTCATGGAACTCAACCCACATGCCGCCCGGATATTCGACGACGCTGTATCCAGAGACGTTCCCGTCCGAGACGTAGTTACCAAGGGTGACCGGTTTCCCGTTGACGTAGATTCGCTCAAGCCCCGTGCATGGCACGTCTGCAAGACGACGCACGAGTTGCACGTAATCGTTACCGTTCGGACCATAGGCGTTGTGGTACTCATGCGACCCGGTAGAAGCACACACGCCAAAAGCTATTTCGCGCGGCTTATTAGTCGCCGTGTTGAGACTGAGGCGCATTCCGGCGTTGCTGCCGGTGCCCCCGCTCTTCGGCTTCAGCTTGCGCGAGAGCGCCGAGGCACCGATCGATAGACCTATGCCGACCACCGCCTGCCCGACAGCCGTGGTCGCGATGCCGCCAATCGCGGTACCGATCAATGGCGCGAAGAAAGCCACTAGCCGATCCTATATGCTGTCATGAGTTGACTGGCTGGCACGATCATCCAGTCCTTGGTGTCGCGTGAAACCGCTTCCGCACCGACAACGATAGCGGGACACGAAAGCGGGCCGCAGCCCGACGTGAACCCTACGTCGCCACGTCGCGCCATAGATGGCGGCACCTCATCGAGGATGCCCGCAACGTACGCCTGCATCGTTCTATGGCCCGTGCCTAGCAGAGCCCGCATTGCCGTCGCTTCCGAGTACCACCGGCCCATTGGCTCCATCGGGTCCCAGTCGGTCATGGCGTAGACGACATCGCTAAAAAGCGTGCCGCAGTCGTATTCGCCCCACCGGAATTGTGCCGCCCGGTGGTGCTCGATCACTCGGTTGAGGCGCTGTGGCCAGTCCGGCCGGCGAATGAGCATCGGCATCAGAAGATCTTCGAGAATAGCCGCGTAAGAAGACCAGGCTTCTTAGCGGCGACCGCCTGCTCCGGCATCCGGCCCCAATCAATGGGCGTGCTGGTTGCCGCCGACGAGAAGCTAAAGAACCCGTCGAGAGGATCGCGTTCGCGCTGGTCGGCATCCGATGCTGTACGGCCACCTGAGCGTGAGAATTGACGTGCCGCGCTCTCGCATCGCCAAACCAATTCACTCTCGCCACCGCGGTGCTCTCGCCATACGACCTCATCCAGGAACCCGGAAAACTCCGGAACCAGGTGCAGGATCTGCGGCTTATCCGTTGCGATGATGGCCCGCTGCACCACGACCGGCCGCTGGTGCCAAGCCACGCTATCGAGGAGGGCCACAACAGCGCTATCGAGGCCCGTCCATGTGATGTCGAGGCCCTGGGCAGAAAAGTCAGACGGCGAAGCGTAGGCGTTGAGCGTAAACCTGCCCGCTGCACCTACATACGTGTCGCCACCGACCGTGATCGATCCAAGATCATCCCAAGCGCAGAACGGCGCTAGAGGCGCGTCGAGGATCAATTTTACAAGCGCTCTCACTCCAAAGCGCTCTGTTTCGAGTGCTTGGATGGCGTCAGCGGATATGATGCGCATTCAGAAGGTCTGCGTTGCTGAAAACTCAACCCGGCCCATGTGACCGGATTGGAGAGGCGCGCGAATACTGTCTGCATTCAGCACAGCAAGGCACCATGGCTTTGCTACGGTTGCCGTCACGTCTGCCACAACAGAAAGTGGCAGCGTGGGCTCTACTGTGAGATTTGCTGCTCCTAGGCCCGATGCCGTAGACGGGGCCATCAATCTATGCAGTGTCCGCCCCGTCGCCCCGATTGGAATGGAGATCATGTCGCCCCGCTTGAACGCGAAAGCGTTCGGAAGGCCCGTTACGATGATTTGATCTCGCGTCGAGTTTATCGAGGCCACGGTGAGCGTGCCGTCGAAGGATTCGCTCGTCCCAGCACGCTTCATCCCGGTAAAGCCCTGCGGATAGTTCAGAGGATAGCGACACCACGGATGCCACGCCTTGAACAACAGCGCACCGCCCCGAAGGCTCTGGGCCCAGGACACGTATTCAAGAGCTTCCTCGTAGGGCAGCACGTGGGTCGCGAACGTCATGACCCACAGCGGAACACCGAGGTTCACGACGCCGATCTTGCCGCCGCGGGTCGAGTGGCTGACCTGGTTGTAGGCGGGCTCAAACGTTGCGCTTTCGAACGGCAGCAGGCCATCCGAGCGCTCCGGCAGGTCGCGCGGGAAGCCAGATGTGATGATCAGAGACATCAGGCGATCCTCCGCGCCTGAGCATCACGAACAACCTCAACGATCTCCCGGCGTCTCGCCTGCCTATCGGCCACCATCGCGGCTTCCAGTCTGCGGATAGCCTCCGGATCAGCACCCGACGCATCGATGGTGGTTGGACCGATATTGACCACGATGCCGGCGCCGCCCTGCTGGCCAACCTGGCTCTTGGGAATGACCATCTCGCCCTTTTCGAGGATCGCGGGCACTTCGTTCGGCTTCAGTCCGGCAATGCCGCCGTTGTGGTAGCGCTGCGCATTCGCAAACGCCGCCGATGGCACCGCGCGGCTAGGGTAGTTGTCATTCCCCACAACGCCGCCCTGATGCAGAATGCCAGGGATCAAAACGCCGCCAAGAAGGCCACCTTTGGAGCTACCGTTCGCAAGGTTTCCGAAGAACGAATTGGACGTGCCCTGTTTGCCGAACATGGACTCGAAGATGTTGTCGGCCGCCATATTCAGGAACTTGTCGGCTATACGCGAGAGGGCGGACGCGAACGACTCCAGCGCTGACGTGCCCTTGGCGATGTCAGAGACGAAGCCTGAGAACGAGGACTGGAAGGTGCCGCGGACATCATCCAGGCGCTGCTGAGCTTCCGACGCCGCCTCGTAGGCTGCTGTTACGCGGGCCATCTTTGTGGCCTCTTCATCGAGATAACGCAGGCGCGCGTCTGTCAGCGGCAGGCCGTCCTTGATCGCCGCTTGAACCAGCTTCTGCATGTTCAGGTAGCGTTCGGCCGCGAATGTCGAGAGCCCAATGACCTTCGTTTCGTTCTCCGTTTCGCGCACGCGCTGACGCATCTGCGCTAGAGCTTTGGTCAGGTTGTCTTCGGCTGCGGGTGGGGGGGTGACCTTTGTGTCTTCGATGCCAAGCAACTTTAGAGCGTTCTCCTGCTCGGCCTTTGATGCGTTGCCGCGGATCAGCAGCAGAGCTGCGTTCGCCTTGAGGATCTTTTCCTCCGCCTCTTTGGCCTTGTCGCCAAGATCAAGTAGGTCTTTAGCGATGTCGCCAGATGCTGATTGAGGCAGCTTCAGATCGGATTGCGCGATACGGTCGATCGCTGCCTTGAACTCCTGCGCGGACAATTCTCCTGCGCGGAACTGATCTGTGATTGCGCGCAGAGCAGGGAGTGTGCCTTGATCCAATTTGTAGAACGCACCCCGCGTGCCGAAGCCTATCGCTCTGCTTGATGCTGCGCGCTGAATCTCCTGCAATTCGCGCTCGAATGCCTGTAGGTTGGCGATCGCCTGCGTTGTGGAGCCGTCCTTGACGTTCTTCGCCCAGTCCTGAGAAGCCTTACCCGCACGCTCGTACGCCTCTCGAATGCTCTCCACGATCGCCTTGTGGGATTCCATGGCGCGCGTTGCCTCCGACGCACGTGTCGCCCACACGCCGAGTGCTACCGCAACGGCGGTGAAGGCGACGCCAAGCCATCCGCCGAAGAATGCGACGACAGTTTGTAAGCCCTTCATGGCAATTGTTGCCGCGCGCGCGGCTACTGTCGTCTGGGCCAAAGCGACTTGATGCGCCTTCTCAGCCGCGACCAGCCCGACCGTTGCAGAGGTCGATTGTATAAAGCCTTGAACGCTCGCTCGGGTCGCCCCGTTAGTAGCGACGGCGAGTCGAGCTCGGGAAGCCGCTAGCTCCGCTTCAGAAGCTCTGAGGGCTCGTTGCGTCACGAGCGCTGTGCGTGTGGCCTTGTTCTGCGCCTCCAGCGCGCGGTTTATGGCCTCGACGTCCTTGGTGCCCTGCGCTCTGCCGCGGGCCAGATCAACTTGGACAGCCGCGTGTGTTTTTTGCGTTTTGGCGAGTTCAAGCGTCTGCTTCAGTTGTGCCACGGTCGCTTCAACGTCACGAACCTTCGCCGCCGCAGCAGCGCGATCAGCGCGGGCACCATCTAATACGGCCTTCGCCCTCATCGCGTTAGCGGTAGCGCTGTCTTTTAGCACGGCATCGCCAACAGCGACGGCCTTCCAGAACTGTGCTGTCTCCCCGGCGGCTTTCCCGATAGATGCGAATATGCGGCCTGAGAAAACAACAGCCACGCCGAGAGCGGCCTTGATGAGAAGATCGAGGCTGTCCGCAATGGCGATCACACCCTGCGCGACACGCTCTGACAGCTTAGCGTTCTGGTCATAGATGCCGATCGTCTTGAGGAGTGAGTTGCGGAGAAGCGTCATAGCGTCCCCGATGGTGGCGGGCATCCTGTCCGCTTCCTCGCGCAACTGCTCCAGGCGCTTTGTCAACGCGTCGTAGATGATCTGCCCGGTGATCTTTCCTTGCTCGCCGAGCTTCCGGAGCTGGTTCACGCCTACGCCAAGCTCGGCGGCGATCACTTCAGCCACACGCCCGCCCGTCTGAATGACGGTGTTGAGTTCCTGGCCTCGGAGGGCGCCTAATGCCATGGCCCGTCCGAGTGCTTCCTGGACCTGGGCCGCACGCTCCGCCTTTGCGCCGCTGACGACCAGCGCGTTGTTGAGACTTTCTGTAAAATCCAGCTGCTGGGTTGTGTTCTTGCCAAGCTCCCGCAATGTCGTTGAGACACGCAGGAAGCTTTCCGCTGTGAGCCCGACGTCGGAGTAAGTCCGTCGCGCGATCTGCGAGATGCGCTCCATAACGGCCGGGGCTCTGTCCAAATTGCCAACGGCCAAACCGATGCGGGCGCTCAGGTCGCTCCACGTGTCCGCCGCCTCAACGCCGATCCGCCGCATGCCGACAACCGCCGCTCCGAATGCCAGCGTCAACGCAACGGTTGCGACGTTCGTCTGCCGAATGAGCATCCCGAGAGAACGGAACCGAGACGCGACGCCGCCAAGAGGGCCATCAATTGAGGCCGCTGCCTGTCCCATTTTCCGAAGACTGTCGCTTGCGCGCGTAGACCCATCGGTGACCCCATTCGATGCCGCCTCAGCGCGGCGCGAGGCTGCCGACACGCGCTGCAGGTCGCTCGTCGCCCTGTTCGCACCATTGGCGCGAATTTCCATGGCTAAAACGGCGAGATCGGCCATGCTGGATTCCTCGCAGCGAACACTTTATTGTTCGCGGATTTTCGGGGGGATTGATATGAGATGGATAGTGTTGCTGGCGCTGTTGGCCGTGGCAGCCGAAGCATGGGCACTGCAAGAGCCAAAACTCTATTCGATTTGTGACGGAGCGATCCGAGATCGGGTTCGGACTCCATCTGGATACAAACGGCTGGCAGTGACAGAGGACAACAAGGTCATGCCACGCGCGGAGTATTTGGCGTTGTTGAAGCAGGAGACCAGTAAGACGCTCTACAATGCCCGATTAAATGCATACGAGAAGGGAGATCTGGTCCCAACGAACTACACTTTGATCATCGAGTATGAAGCGCCCAACGCCTATGGCACACCAGTAAGATCATTCTCTACGTGCGAATATTTCGACGGCTCCGGGAGCCTGGAGTACGTTACGAAGAACTCGGTGAAGATCGACGGGAAGACGTCAACTGACTTGCTTGTTGACCAAGCGCGGTCGCTCTACTCAAAGTAGGGCAAGTCAGCGCTTGGCCTGCATTCCTCGCATGAGCGCCACCACACCGCTCCCAGTGGTGGCGTTGCGCTCATCCTTCACTGCCCCAGCGGCCTGTTGGGCTCCGAATATCACCCTCAGCATTGCGGCATCCCAGGCGCCCATCTCTACGCCAGTCAAGCGGCAGTAGGCGTCGATCTCCTGGAAGAGGCCGGCGCCCATCCCGAGCGATGGCGCAATATCGCCAAACCACTCCCATAGGTACGCTAGGGCTTCCGGCATCGGTGGGAGTGGGCCACGGCGCCCCTTGGCGAAAGCGGCCTCGGCAAACTCACTCAGTTCTTGCCCGAGGCCGTCATAAAAGCCGTGACATCATCGGCCGCCTTGTCGATCTGGTCCTTGATGAAGAACAGATCCGTGTTCTGTAGAACAGACAGGACGTTCTCCGGCGTGCATTCCAGAGGCTTGCCCTTCATTTCGAAGCCGGACCACGAGACGACCGCAGAAGCGATGATCTCATCGGCCTTTTCTTCGTGCTCTTCCACGGTGCGGATGCGCTTCGGGTTGCGCGCCTGTTCCCGCAGCGCCTGATTGGCGATCCTGCGCTCCACGCGTTTAACGCGCTCCGACTTGTAGGACGCCACGCTTACTTTGAGGCCGGTCGGCTTCGAGGTCATGGGGTGGAGAATTTCGATCTCCACGCCCTTGTCGAACCCTTCACTGAGACCGGCAAACTTGGATAGATCCATACCAATTCCCCTTACGAGCCGATCAGTTCGGAGGTTTCTTCGAGGATCTCGGACGTGATGCCGATGTTGGCGTTGATGCGCACCACGTTGTCGGCTGCACCAGCGTTGATCCGAGCAGACTGAATGAGCGCCTGGAAGTAAAACACGCTGTTGGTGTGGCTCTCTGAGGCGGCATCCGCAGCGGTGATGCGGATGTTGTAAGCGAGCTTGGTCTTCTCGGCTGCCAGTAGCTTCATCTGCCCGGCGTCGAGAGGGTCGCGGCCAACGACCAGAGCAAGAACGCCAGCATCGCGCGGCCCCTTGAGGTGGCGAACACGGCCGTCTTCCAAGGCCGTAAACGTCACGTCGGCCGCTTCGTCACCGAAGTCACCGATGCTCTCGATCTGCTTGATGTCAGTGTAAACGTCGTCCTCGAAGTCTCCGAGTGCTGTCCCTCGGGAGGTCCAGTCGATGGCGGCAGAAGTGCCGATGGCGACCTTCCATTCGCTTGCGGTCGTGATGCTCACGGATATTCTCCTGTCTAAAGCATGAGTGGGGTGGGGCTACGCAAACGCTCGCCAGTTCACGGAGACCGGGATGTGCACCCGGTCTGGCTCCTGAATGGGTGCGGCTACGCTGGGGCGGCCTGAGATGCGCACGCGCAGCGTTCCATCAACGATGACCGCGCCGCGCTCGAAGTGCTCGACCACCTTACCGGCGATCCCCAACGGCGGAATGAGGCCTACGGATGCCGGGGCATAGACGGACACCTGGAGGATGCCGCGGTGTTCCGTTGTGCTGTCGTGGCCCACAAAGCGGTTGACGTTCGTGTTTGGGATAAATGTCGCTTCCAGATACGTCCCCTCGGGCGGCGTGAACGGTACACCTGGATAGGACACAGGAATGGCTGGCGTGAACGTCAGCGCTCCGAGATGCGTCAGCAGAAGATCGGCAATTTTGGCTTCAACGCCGGTCGGCATCGGTATAGTCTCGCACGCTATGAGGACGGATCGACCGCTCACGGATATTGAGGTGCAGGACTTGCTGCACCGCATACATTTTGAATTGGTTGGGCTAACCGCAGAAAGTAGGCTTGGCGCCGCCAGCCTTGACGGCATGCGCCGCATGTCGTTCGCGATGCTGACCGTACTGGTCAAGGCGGTAGAAGACGGGCATTTTGAGCCTAGTCGTTCAGACCCTTGAAGGCGACGCGAGCATCAACACGCTGTTTGATGCGCTCTGCCGACTGGCTCACGATTTGCGGCCAATCCTGCACTGTCTTGCGGACGAACCCGTATGCCTTCGTGCCAGGGTGCTTGACCGCCTTCGCGAACACTCCTGCGCCGCCAACAGTGAAGTGCAGCGCCTGCTTATCCTTCGGGCTGATCGTGTGGGCCTTGGTCCCGTATTCCATGTGGCGGGCGTAGTCGGCCTGAAACCCTAGATAGATCACCGAGCCGAGTGGAGCGTTGGCAATCACCGCAGTGATCTGGCCATCATTTTCGCTAAACTGCGTCGTTCCGGGCTTGATCTCCGGGACACGATCCGTAGAAGCCATCAGCGAGCGCCGGAGGTTTCCCGTGTCAACCGGCATACTACCGCCTGCGCCGACAGGCTTGCGGACCTCATTAGCAACGGATTGGGCTGCATCTCGGAACACAGCCGTCATCCGAGCCTCGGACTGCGCGCACCAAGCGTTGATGGTCGCGGAGAAAGACTTCTGCCCGGGGTTCTTCATTCCAGGCCTTCGCTATAGTCGATGTTGTATTCCAAGGAGCACCGGCACGCGATGACCTCTGCTGGACCAGCGCCAAGTGACGTATCGCCCGGATACATCAGCATCGCCCCGGAGGGAGAGCGGAACGGTGCCTCCAGCCCCGTGACCGACGTTCCGTTGAGAGACGCATGCGTGTGGCGGACCCTGGAGTCGCTGGCGGATCGCCAGACGCGCGTTACCGCATTCTCGGTGTAACCCGCGGTTTCGAGACCCTGCCTGAACGCCTCGTTCTGCGAGGCCATGACCGCCTGCATCGTTTCCGTGCGGGCAACCATTTCAGAGCGCAACTGCAGCAATCGCGATTCATATGCCGCCGTCGCCCGCGCGATCGTGCTCGCGGGGAGCGGCTGGCCCTTCTCGATAGCCTCTAGCACCGCCTTGTCGAACCGCTTGTCGCGCCGGTTGCGCGCCAGGTAGTTGCGCAGGTCAGCCGCAGTGCTCGATGCCAGTTCGGCCTTCGCCTTGACCACATACTCCGCTTGGGCGTTGGTGAGTCCTAGGATGCCGCCATCACGGCGGCCGGTGCCACGGTTCCAATCTCCGATCAGACCTCTGGCGATCTTGCGCGGGCCCTCGCCGCGAGCGTATCCATCTTCGAGCACCGTACGGATGGCCGCCAACTGGTCGGGGATGACCCGGCCGGTGATATTCTGGCCGGACACGTCTTTTAGCCATTGCTCAGCACGTGGGTTCCGCACATCGAAACGGATAACAACGCTAGCGCCCGCACGGCGCATCGACGACTGGATTACTGCGGCTGTCGTTGCCCCGCCAGAACCGTACGCTTGCGTGAATGCCGTCTCGTACGATGCAAAGGCAGCGCGCTCTATGTGGAGTGCATCAGCTACCGCATTGAAGTCTCGCGCCTCGACAGCCTCCACCAGCGCCTTCATGTCTGCATTGGACTTGATGTCGTCGATGCTTTCGAGGAACGCCTTTTTCAGACGCGGCTCCCACGCATCGATCAGCGTCTCGATCTGCTTGCGAAGACTAGCGCGGCTGGCCACTGCTTACCTCTAGCGCCGCGTCTTGAGCAGTTGCCGATACGTGAGCGCGGATTAGTGCGATCTGTTCTGAGGCGGGCAGGCGCTTGATCCTGTCCATCAGCCCGAGCAGGCACTTCATCTCGCGGTGAACGTGGGCTGGACCGATGCGTTTAAGCTGCCTGGTGTCAACGCTGAAGCCGAGTGAGCTAATGTCGGTCATGATGACCTCGCTTGGATCGTCCAGGTCGCCATCGCCGGATCGGCCCGCACCGATACCACCACGTATTGAGTCCCGCGTGCCGTGATCTTGTCCTGAGGGGCAGGGGTGACAGACAGGGACGGCGCGAGGACGATCACTTTGCGGTCATTGACTTGGATGATCGTCCCGTCGCGCTGGTCGGCGCGGTAATCGTCAATAAACCCTCGGCATCCGAACGTCTGGGTGGTCGCCGAGCCAGGGTTGTGCGCGCTATACGGAGGCGCAGTGCTGCCTGGGACGCTGCGGATCAGAGTCAGGCCATACGGAACGTCAGCGCCCTCAAGTGCATCATAGATCAGCTCGGCAAGCTCACCGTCGAGAATGGACACCGGCTAGGCCCTCGCACAGAAGCCGACGACTGTCGTGCTCGACGTGCTTACCAGAAGCCCTGACAGAAGCCGGTCGATAGCGAGGAACGTCGTCTCGGCTGGCGCCCCATCGGCAAACTCAACGCGAGCGGATCCAGCTCCCACCGATTTGATGGCGCCACCACGTTTGAGGTCGGGCGACATGCTCCCCGGCTTGACCAACTCGCGACGGGCCGCCTCAACGATGGCAAACTTCACCCCATCGGGGGCATCGTCATTCTCGAACTCGACGGACCAGCGCCCATTGTAGACCCCGCAGACGAAATCCTGACCACGACGCAGGGCAGCAGTCTTGGCCTGGTCAGTGCCAGTCCAGTCCGTGTAGGCCCGTTCCGAAACGTAGGCGTCGGCCTCTTCGATGGACACGGCAAGCTCTGTGAACGACAGCATGATTGGCTTCCTGACTACATGCCGCCCAAATAGCGCAGGCATGCAACGATGATGATGATGTCGCGGGAGAGCTTGAAAGCAACGCCAAGGCAGAAGCCGATGCGTTCACCTAGTTCCTTGTGCGTCATTTCAATGCCTCGCGGTTGGCTCGTAGTCAGACAGAACAACCGGTGTGAACCCGCCGCCGCGCCAGTGCACAATGGCAATCGCTGCGTCTTCGGCGTTCAGGGTTTCGTCGCCATCGCGGCCGAGAAACTCAACGATGTCGCCAACGATGCCATCGGAGGTCATTGCTAGGCGGCGGCCGACGTTGACCGCCTGCACTTCAATGGTCATTCTTCGCCACCAAACACGATCTGACGCTTGGCAAGCTCCATGAGAACCAACGTCTCGCCAGCATTGGCCGAACCGCTTACCCAGATCGTGCCATCCTCGCATTGTCCGAGCACTGCAACGGTCCTAAGACCTTGACCCTTTGCAGCCTCCAGGATCGTATCAGCCTCGAAGCGGAAGCTGTCCCCGACGCTGACAGGCTCTAGCTTCACCACGTTGCTCATCAGCGATGTGCCTCCGCGTACATGGCGAGCAGTTTATCCCGCGCCGTGCGTGATCCTGGCCGCCTGCCGTTCGCCTCAAAGATGGCCTGACGAAGCTCGGCGCTGGTCATGTCATCGGCGGTCTTGCGCACAACGCGCTCGACAAGCGCCGCAGGAGGCTCAGAGAGCGTCGCCCTGTATCCGGCACCGATCATAACCACCGGCACGCCAGCGGCCTTGTACGCCTCAGCAATCGCCGGGAAAGCGCTATCGACGAACACACGTGCCACATCAGCGACCACGCCAGTGAAGAACTGAGCGTTGATGAAGCGCCTCCCCTTGATCTCTGGAACACGCTGGATGGCGTAGACGATCTCCATTAGGCCGCGACCTCTGCCGGTTGCCGACCACAGAACACGTAGTCGGTGAAGCCCATCATGTGCGCGATGCGAATTGCCTGATCGTCGTCGCCGGCAACAGCATCTACCGGTTGAGGCCAGTGTTGCGCAGCTTCCGGTGAGGCAATCACGGCATCGAACCGGCCACCAGACAGAGCGCGCTCGGCGTCATCCCAGACCGTCTGCGCATAACCCAAGATCAGCGCGCGGCCATCGTGTGGCTCGCGCCGATAGTGCTCGGTGCAGTACGGCTCACCCTTGGCGACGTAGGACCACGGCTTTTCAGGCTGGAGGAAGAACGTCACCCGTGGCTCACCGACATTTAGGCGGCTATTCCAGGCGTGAACGCCATCGTTGGCACCCCAGACAGCCTCACCTGGGCCCAGAACGTAGCTGATCCAGGCCTGGTCGCTGCCGATGTACTTTTCGCCTGCTGCGACAGCACCTTCTGGCGTGAACTCTGTGTAGACCTGCGGGCGCGCACCGGCCGTCATCATCAGGAGACTGCCGTTGTACGGGCGGGCCGCGTTCGTTCCGCGGTACATCACGAAATCTTCGTCTCGGTCGAATAGAGGATCGAGCGAACCGCTGATGACGCAATCGAGGTCCATCGAAACGAACCGCTCACCGAAGATCGCCGCAGCATCGGGCCGGAACATAGCAAGACGCCGCAAGCACTGAGGCATGTGCTGGCCCCATGTGGGGATACGCACGTCCTCGAAATCGCGGGGAGGGGCGATAACCTCGATGTCGCCGTAGTCGCCCGGAACGTCCGTGACCACCGCCAGCGTGTGCGGCATCGTCAGATGCCGGCGCACCATGTCAGCCCAACACCGTACGTGCCACGGCTGGTAGTTTGTACGGCCACCAGGCTGTTGCCAGAGCCACGTGAGGACGTGAATGGGCTCAGTCATCAGAGAGCATTGCCTTGAGTCGCTTCATCCGGGCGTCCATCCGCTTCCCATAATCAAAAGCCGCGCCCGCTAAGAGCTGCAGTTGACCGCGCTCTGGCTCCGGGAGACGGGCAGCGATGCGATAGATCTCGCGCACAGTTTCGCAGACGGTCAGACGCTTGGAGTGATGCTCGGGATTGATCTGGTGTTTGCGCTTGGGGCTCACCGCCGCGGTGGCATCGAGGAAGGTCATCCCTTCCGGCACCGGGCCAAGGTTTGTGATGCCCGCTTCGTCGAATTTCACTGGCGAGCCGCCGCGATCTTCTCATTCAGCGTCTTCGCATCCCAGCCGGGAAATGGCTTCTTGCCGACGACGACCCGATATTCGTCGCGAAGCGCCCTCAGATCATCCGTCTGCTCTGGCGCAGTGCTGCCGCCAGGGCGGCCGTCCCCGTCGTGATCGAGCTGCGGTTTTCCTACCGTATTGACGAGCTTCTGCGGCGGTGGCGGGAGGTTGACCGTGTTCCGATCAAGGTTCGCCGCGAATGCAGGCCGCTCCTCAACCTCTACGCCAAGCTCGCGATAGGCCGCAACAACCGCAGGCCAATGCCCCATGACAACAACCTTGTCAGGGCGGCCAAGAGGGGCTTGGAAATACTGCGGGTTGCGATAGCAGCAATCAGGCAGGAAGCCGGATGTCTGGTCGGAATAGATGACGATCATGATGCCCTCGAACGGATTGGCCGGAGAGCCATGCCCTCCGGCCTGTTCTTGCGTTAGCTGCCAGACGTGACGTTGATGATCACGCCTGCGGTCGCCTTGTCGCTCGTGGCGTACTTGGTCCAGTTCTGACCCGTGCCGATCTGCGTCAGGTTCGGGTTCGACGGGGCGGCCGGAGCACCGTCAGCATTCCACGAGTAGCCAAGCATGTTGACGTTGAACGCACCCTCGGAGCGATAGCCGAGAGCAAGGTTCTCCTGCTCGTTGATCGGATAGAGACGGAAGCCAGGGGCCTGCGACTCGACGATCTCGACGGCGCCAGACTGAAGACCGAAGATCTTGTTGGCCGGCACGCGATCCGACACGAGAACCGGTTTGCCCATGGTGCCCGGCGTACCGCCGTAAACCACGAGACCGGCTTCCTCGTAGATCTTCTTGTCGATGGCATCGTCCACCAGGTCGAAGTAGGTGGAAGAGTCCATGCCGAACAGGGCGATGCGGTTGAACCGATCACCGAACTTTCGCATGCCCTTCGTGAGCACCTTCTTGCCATCGGTGCCGAAGCTGCCCGTGGCCACCATGTTGGCATTTGCGCCAATGGCGGCGCCGAGGGAGGCGAACGCAGCCTGCACCATGTAGGCCATGGTGGCGTCAGCGGCGTCCTGACCGATCAGCATCGCAAATTCCTCGACGGAACGGTTGCGGCGCTTGAAGGCTTCCTCGGTGGTTTTATACGGGCCGTACTTCCACGGCGTCTTCACGCCGATCTTCTCGTCGGCACCGATCTTTTTGCCCTCTACGGTGCTGTCGGAGTTCACGTTGCGATGAGCAACTTCGCCACCGATCTTGTAGAAGGCCTCACGGTCGAGGTCGCCCTCGATGGCCTCCGAGCGCAGCACGATAGCGCCCTGCGAGTTGGCGTTGAACACTTCGAGCACGTCCTGGATGCGCTCCAGGTAAGCGGTCTGCGCCTGGCGATTGTAGATCACCAGATCGCTATTGAGAGTCGTAAAATCTGCCATGGGGGTTCTCCTACTTCGGCAGTTTCAGGAAAGCCTCTTGACCGTGCTCAGCGACGTAATCCGCCTTCTGCTTCAGGGTCATTTGGCTGCGCTTCAACTGGCCGGTTCCCCCGGTCCCGTTGCTTGGGCCCTTCCCGGTGCCCGAGTTGCCGGACGCCTCAAAGGCGCGGCCGAACACATCGGACTGGCGCATCTCCGCGACCAGTTCCTTGATGCTCATGTTGTCGCCCTTGGCGTTCACTTTTGGGGCGCCGTCAGGGCTTACAATCTCAACGGCAAACACGCCGTCCTTCTCCACCACTCGCGCCGCGTTGCGGATGTGAGGCAACAACAGATCGACGGAGCCCTTCGCTTCAGCCAGTGCAGCCGTGGCCGCAGAGTCGACCAACAGCTTCTCGATCTGGCTGCGGTAGGTGCTCAACGCCTCATCGCGCGCTTTGATATCTTTGCTGTGCGATTCCAGAAGCTGGGCCTTGATGGCATCCACCTTCACCTGCGCCAGCTTGTCGGCTTCTTTCTTCGGGTCGATCTCGGACAACTCGGCCAGCTTCGCCAGAGCCTCACGGGCCTTGTCCGGGTCGAGATCCTTGAACTTTGCGGCAGCCTTCTCAAGGGATTCGCGCGTGCTGCGCTCTTTACCGAGCGCGTTCTTGAGCCCTGTCACGTCCTCTAGAGAGAAGCCATTCACGGCCTCAACGGTGAGAACGTACTTGCCATCATCACCCTGCTTGTAGTGCTCCTTCACGGCGTCGGGCAGACCGTCCACCGTGTCGATGATTGCCTTCAACATCTGTCATCCATCCCGGATTTGTGGTGGCCATCCCGGCCGAAATCGTCCCGCCAAGATCACCCCGGCAGGACGTGAAAACGCTCACTGTGATGGGTTAGGCGGCGATCCGCTCGCCTTCGCCTTTGCCAGGCGGTGGCAGTGCTGCCGTGATGTCCATTACGTTGTCTTCATTGGGAAGCTCAGCGTCCAGCCGCTTGTCTTCCTCATCGTTGTCGAACTCAGGCGAAAGGATCGAACGGCGCTTCATCTCATCGCGCAGCGTCGGCGTGCTGATGGCCTTGCGCTCGTGCATCTGAAGCAGAACGTCCGGCGCCTTGTCGGAGCCGATCTCAATGGCGAAGTCGGAATTGACGTAGACGGTCGGCTCTAGATCGATGCTGAGCCACTGGGCCGTGAATTTGAAAGCGCGCTCCAATGAGTCTTTCAGCGCATACGTCCAGGCCTGCACAGCGCTCGAAGCCTTCTGCGATGCGAACGCGGCGGCTACCTGCGTGATGCCCGTAGACCCAGCCGTGAGAGGCTGCCGGCCAAGCTCGCGCATGTGCTGCTCGATGGACTCCACCTGGCTCTGGAGGAACTGCAGAGATGCGGCGCTGATTTCCAAGATGCCCCACTCGCCGTGCACCCCGTTCTCATTCATCGGGGCATAAAGCACTGTCGATGGGCCGAGCGGCAGCACCATCTGCTTTCCGTCTTCGCCCACGGGGGGCGAGATGCCATTGCCAGTGAACATGGGGAAGGCGGTCAGCTCCTTGGCTGACTTGAGGTTGGTTTCCTGCTGGTAGTGCTCAACTTGCAGCTCGGCAATGTCCTGCATGGGCGGGGCGATGCGCCAAGTGCCGAGCGCACGCTTGCCGGTGAAGAACGGAACCAGCGGAATGACCCCGAGCGTGATCGGGCCATCGTCGACGATCTGCCACGTGACAGAACGTGAGCGTCCTGGCGCGGCAGCGGTCTCGACCTGCTCCCAAATCTCGAAGCGTGCGGGACCGTAGGTGATGGGCTTCCCGCGCTCATCAAGGACCGGGTCACGCACCAGGACGCGAACGCACGGTACTTCTTCCTCATCGAGACCAACACGCCTGGTGTACGTCTCATCGATGCGTGCGTAGACGAACTGCTCCGAGCCGTCGATCATGTCAGAGTAGACGGCAAGCATGTTCTCAGCCGGAATGCGCACCCAGAACGGGCGAGAACCCATCTTGCGCTCGTCGGCAAGCGTCGCGCCTTCCGGCAACCGAGTGTGGTCAACAAGTATCCAGTCTAGGCCTTTCTGGATGCCAGCCCGGAATACCTCCGCGGCAAACACGTGCAGGTGGTTGCCAGCCCGGTCTACGTCCTCAACCACTCGCTTGATCTGCGCCGGGGCCGAGCCATTGGCCAAGCCCACTTCCTTCGTGAAGGGCTTCGAGGCCAAGTTCTCCGTGATGTCCCGGAAGATGTTCGTGAACTTCGAGTTCTTCAGCCGGTGGCGGTAGTTGGCACTCGATTCATTCGGGAACTGTGGGAGGTACTTCTTGCCCGCACGGCGCATGGACTCGACGCCGCCGAGAATATCGGTTGCCATCGTCCAATAGCGCTGCATCGCCCGGTAATCACCGGACGGCGTGAGCATGTTGGTGTTTTCAGCCATTAGCTGTTCTGCCCCATGTGCCGACGATGGCGGTGGGCGATGTGCGGCGTTTGATCATCGGCGTCACGGCGTACCGCACAGCATCCCAGCCATGGTTGTGAGCGTCCACGATGTCCGGCAGCACGTCGTTCGTCTTCTTGTCCACCTTGTGGCTGTAAAGGCGAGCCTCACGAATGAGGTTCACGCAGCGTGGGTGGATCACAATCTCTTTGAATGATCTGAGGAACGCGATGCCGTCTTCAAGACTCCCGGGCCACTTCGCAACCGCCTGAGACCTTGGGAGGCCGTGCCGGGTGAGGTGGCTAATGTTCTCCGGTCGGGCGTTATCCCACCGCGTAACATACCGCTCAAACTCAGGAATGATCGCGAGGGCGCTCGCGTAATCATCAAGCTCCAGGCGCTGCTTGAAGCACTCGTGGCTTACAAGAAGCGTGTCGCTGTTAACCCAACAGCGGACTGCCGCGGTGGGATCTTGGGCAAAGCCGAAATCGCCGCCCTGATACGGCCCATCCCAGTTGGGCTGCGGCTCGAACTCGGCGATGCGCCACTTGCCCCCGAGCACCTGCGCATCTGAATTTGTGAGATACGCACCTTCCCAGATGTGCGCGTAAGTGTTCGGGTCTAAGCGCTCTTGCTCGCGACGGCGAAGATCATCAAGCCCCTTCGGGAAGAACGGATTGTCCTGCCAGTTGATCTCGGTGATAAGCGCATTTGGTGGAGGCGCCTGCCTCATCCGCTTGTTGACAGAGGATTCCGGCGACCTCGGATTCCATATTGCCCACAGCTCGGACTTTGGTTGCCGGAACACGGTTGCCTCCAGGGCCAACCATGACGACTCTGGGACGTCCTCCGCTTCCTCAACTACCGTCAGGTCTATCTTGGCGAGAGACTTGATCGTCGTGACGCCGTGGCGCAGGCCGCGGAAGATGAACTCGGTCCCGTTCCGTCCCCGCAGGTAATCGACGCCAACGTCATAGTGGCCGGCCAGCCAGTCGTGCATCTCAATCGCCCCTTTCAACTCGGCGTGGAATGACTCCTTGATGCTGACCTGTATGTCTCGGGTGGCAAGTATCCGAAGCGGCTCCGCATAGCCCCAGACGGCCGCCATGAGAGCGAAGCTGACCGACTTCGAACTACCGCGACCGCCGAACGCCGCGCGGTACTGAACAGACCCACGAGGGGGCGAAAATATCGGGACGAGCTTTTCAGGCAGACGGACTTGCGCTGTGGTCATTCGTGGTGCTTACCGGCACCAACTGAATGATCGTCGGCGCAAGCTTCTCTCCATCCTTGCCAGTGTGCTCGTGATCCAGCTTGTCTCGCCAATCATCGCGGCGACGGTTCTTCAGCCAGAAGATGCAGGCTGTCGTATCAGGTGGCACATGCTCTCGGGTTTGCGCCCGGACGACCTCGCCCTGAAACTGAAAAACCTTCTCGCTGTCGTAGGTGTAGCCAACGGCCTTTTGGAAAAGGCTTCGCTCGACTTTGTCGTCGGCATGTGCCTTCCCGACCTTTAAGGCGTTGCAGAAGTCCTCGTGGGCAGACGTCCAGCGCCAGATGGTTGTGGTGTTGACGCCGAACGCTTCGGCGAGGTCAGGGTCTGTCGCACCTAGCTTGCAAAGCTTCGCGGCAACACGCGCATACTCCGGCTTGTACCCGCTCGGACGCCCCATGGGCTTCTTCGCTGTGGCAGACGACTTCTTTGTTTTCGGTGCGGCCTGCTTACGCTTCGTCATCTCTCTGCTTTCTCGCCTCACCCAACGCAAAGCCGAGCACCCTTGCTAGGTTTTGATACCCGGCCTGGAGCGCGATCTTATGAAGCTCTGCGATGATGTCGGTGAGGTAGTTGATGGGGCGGCTCATGGCTCGTCCACTTCCCGAGTCGGGGCGCCGAGCTCGCGGAGGATTTCGTTCTCGAGCTCCCAGTGGCCTGCGTCGTAGTCAGAGACTTGGGGCATAGGTGGTTGCCAGTCGTGCACTGTCAGAGCAGATGAGCTGCTACCCAGATCAAGAGATTTAGGTTCACCGCGATAACGGCCAAGCCGGCGATGACGTTCATCCACCGCGGCTGTGTGATCTCTACGGGCTCATTCAACCAGCGGAGCATGGTCATTCACGACCGGCTTTTTGCGGGACTTCATGCGATTCTCCTGTCGTTTATAGTTGACGCCGCCGAATGTGTCGTCTATAGTGGACACATGATCGAGGTTCGCCAAACATCCGAATTCGCCGATTGGCTCCGCAGCCTGAAGGACAAGGCCGCGGCTAAGAAGATCGCTCAGCGCATCGTGCGCGTGCAGTCCGGTCTTCTCGGAGACGTCAAGCCGGTAGGCGAGGGTGTCAGCGAGCTTCGCGTCAACTTCGGCCCCGGCTACCGCCTCTATTTCGCTCAGCGCGGCTCCACTCTCGTGATCCTGCTGTGCGGCGGCGATAAGGGCAGCCAGAGCCGTGACATTGCAAAGGCCAAGAATCTGGCCAGGGAGTTGGAGTGATGCCAAAGAAAAAAACGACCGTCTTCGACGCCTCGGAATATCTCGATGACCCTAAGTCTCAGGCTGAGCTACTTGCCGACGCATTCGAGACCGGGAACCGAATCTATATCGCGAATGCTCTTGGCGTCGTTGCTCGTGCGCGCGGCATGAGTAGCATTGCCGATGAAGCAGAGCTAAGCAGGTCTGCGCTCTACAAAGCTCTCAGTGAAGAAGGCGACCCGCGGCTTAGCACTCTACTCGGAGTGTTGAAGGCGCTTGGTGTGCAGCTATCCGCCAAGGTGGCGGCAGAGTGATATTCAGCCGTCCTCACCAACCTGTCGCCCGCTGTTTGCATGATGCGGTTTGGTCGGGGTGTGTTGGTGTGAGGAAGGGCGGAATTGGGTGGAGCCTGCGGAGGGAATCGAACCCCCGACCTGGTGATTACAAATCAGCTGCTCTGCCGACTGAGTTACACAGGCGAATTGGTGCGCCCGGCGATCATTCCGGGCGGCCTCTTGCGAGGTCTTGAGACGCGGATCGCAGAGCGAGAGCCGCTAACCTGAGTCATTTTGACTCATGAAACGCCAAAACCCCGGCACGCTATGGCCGGGTTGGCTTGGTGGCGCGGCATAATCCGAACGAACTACCCTTCGGAAAAGCCAGACTCTCCACCGCGATGCAGGCTAACCGCCTGAGAATGCGAATGAATTTCGCTATGTCTCGACGCGACATGGACACGCTTGCGTCGGTGTGATTCGTGTATTGCACTTTTAGACTGATTCGTCAATAGTCTACGCGCAGCGGCTCCCATTCTGGTTGAACGCTGCTCTGGCGTCTCGACATCCTCCGCACCAATCCACACAGGCGTTGACCTGCCGAAGATATCGACCAGCACCTTGACCAGCGCCCCCGCGCTCTCGTCAACGACGCCGGGGAAGGTTGCGAACGGGCCCTCTTTGATGATCACGGCGTCACCCTTCTTCAATCCGTGATCTGGGGCGGCAGATTCTTCGCGGGTGAGCTGGACCGACCAGTTGCGCATGGTCGCATTGGATATCCGGACCGGGATGCCGCCGAACCCGACCGGCGACTTCAGCGCTCGGAACGGTGCCAGATCGTGCAGGTTCGGGGTCTCTCTATCCCGAGCCACGAACACATAGCCGTGGGCGGCAATCGGCTTGTGCGTCACCTTCGGGCCTCGTCGCCCGCCCACCCCCGACCGCACTCGCTCAATGCGCCGAGGCACGAATACGTAAATCCCGCCTCGCATGAGCTGCCTGCCAACCGATAGCTCGTGACGTGGCTCGCAGCGGAACATGTACCAAACGAAGCTCTCGCTCATTCCACCGCCTCGGCTTCTGCCTTCTCGATCAACCGCCGCTCCCACGCCTCAAGCCACGCTTCACGCTTTGCACGTGTGCCGCCCATAAGACCAGCCTTCACGGATTTGCCCGTTGAGAGAGTCACGATCCGCCATGAGCTGGGCTGCCAGAGCGGGTCGTCACCCTCGAATTGCTGCCTGTCGGTGACGTGCACAGGGTCACGCTTTTGGCTAGGCCGCAGTGTTGGCATGGCGGTCAGTTGCCTTGCCCGCAGTGCGCCCACGCTTCCCAGGGAGGTAGTTCTCTGGCCAGCCGCGTTTGACCCTAGCGGCCAATGTATGCCTCGACATGCCGAGCCGCTCAGAGCATTCGGATAACGTCAGCATCTCTCCGTCGAGGTTGTAACGCTTCGCGTGGCGCCGCCCTCTGCGCGCCGGCCCTTCCCCACTTCGGAATGAATGGCACCCAGACCGCCAGCGCTTGCGAATGGTCGCGTCCGATAATCCGGTACGGCGGGCACATTCCGCCACGCTGACAGCCTCACCATCCAGAAGCACAAGCAGCCCACTGCCAGCCTTCCGCCCTCGTCGGCTCTTGCGGCATTGATGCGTGCACTCCACGACGAGAGCGTTGTAAACATCTGCCTCCCGCACCCCAGCCCGCCTAGCGATGTCGAAAGTATCCGTCCCACTCCGGATCATTGAGAGAACGCCATCCCGGCTTATCTCGCCGGGATAAAACGTCCGGGCATTCGCTTGTCCCATGTGACCTTCCCCCAGCCCTAGTGCATCTCGACCAATTCACGGGCCATGCGCTGTGCCCTCTGCACTGTCGTTCGGCCCACGTTGTAGCTTCGCGCTATCTCACGCTGTGACCCTGATGCCCGGCCCTCGGCAATGGCCCTCACGATGCTATCGACCACCTTTTGCTCGCTCGTTTGAGCCGGACGCTTCGCAGGCTTGCGGGCCACCCTGGATGACTTGGTTTTACTGGGGTGGGCCACCTGGGGCACCGTGGCCCGCACGGGCTCCAATTCGACTGGCCTGGCAGGCAGCGGGGCCGGGCACGAAACGTGGCCCTGAGCCACCAACTCGCGCACTGCTCGGCGGTCTAACCAATCCCCAATGTTCTCGCACATCCGCCGAATCATTCGCTCGAATGGACCGGGTGCATGGGTGATCATGGCGCCCCCCGAACTGACAAATCGGATGAGCCGAACGGACCTAAGCGACTGGAACTGAAACGCGCAAAAATTCGATGTGGCGCAAGGCGCGCAAATAGGTTCTCGTGTTCCACAGAACCGCTCCTGCTTTGATCAGGGGTTGGGTCACGAGGTCCGCTACCCCGGCAAGGGTGCGGGCCTCTTTTTGTTTGTGGACGCTTTACGGATGAGGGCAGTCGGCGCCTGCTTCGAAACGGCGCATGACGAACAACATTTATCGCATAGATTTCGGCAGCTTGCAAGCGCAAGTGAACTTTTTACTTGACATCCACATGAGCGCACCCGCCAAGCACACTTAACTCATTGTTCTCGCTATGTTCTCCGGCTAACCTGCCGCCTTCAAACGGAGGTAGGCCATGCCCGAACGATACAACGAGACCCCTAGATCGCTGAAGGAAGGCGATCGCATTCTTGTCCGCCAAAATGGGAAATGGCTGCCAGCTACCGTGACCTCCGTCATCTGGAGGGGGAAAAGCTCAACCACGATGGCCAAGACCGATGATGGGATGTGCTACTCCGTCAGCAGCGAGGCTCACTGGCGGCCAATGCGCTAAGCACGCAAAGGTGCGTCACTGCTCTTCCAGCTTGGCGTTCCACTGAAGCCCGACCATCTCAGCGAGGTCTGCGCCCACGCTGCCCGCAAGCCCGCTGGCCTCTTCGCCTGTTTCCGACACGGAGACGATTGCGGTCGCAAGGCAGGTCGTCAGCACCTCTATGATCACGTCGAGGCGCTGTTCACGAAAAGCCTGCATGAGATCGTCCGCGAATTTGGCGCAGGCCGCAGCGAACTCGGCGTCTTCCGCTTCGGGATCGTCGTCATTATCGGCCCCGGTCATGGATACCTCCAGACTATCCTCGGCCACGACCTATTCTAGTAGGCGGGGCTTCACGGCAAAGAACGCATACAGACCAGCGCATGCTGCGAGATACCGCCACCCATGACCGGTGTGGACAAACCCAACGACAATTATCGCAATGAACGACGTGAGCGGCAGGGCGCAGGCCAGAAGGAGCATAGGTTGCGACCAGAACACGGGCGGTCTGTTCCATCTGGGCTGAGAGATCACCGATCGGCCCAGCCAAATATAGATGGCGGCAGTCGCCACAACGGCAAGCCAGAGCCATGCCTCTAGCGTCATCGTCACTCCAACCTATCCTTGGCCACAACCGGTGCATCCGGCAGCGGCATCCAGTGCGTCGGGTGCTCAACTACGCCCTGGACGATGCCGCAGCATTCCGGCTTGGTCAGATCATCGCAACCGAAATCGTGCAACTCGCCGAGCGTCGTGATGTAGTGTCTATACGGTCCGTCAGGGGACGTGTGGCCAACGATATTGTAACCGTGGACGATGATAGGCGTGTTTTTCGGCGCGGTCCCAATTGGCTGCCACCCGGCTGCGGTGTCTGCCATTGCGGCGGGTGTGACGGCATCGTTGTCGTTCGTCATTGCAGTTCCTTGCCAATCGCCTATTTCTGGGTGGTTCCGAACGGCGCCTTGCACGGCTTGGCCAGGATCTCGCAGCGGTACATGACCTGCCCCATGGCCTCGCCGATCGAGACGCGACCGCAGCGTGATACGAACTCTTCGGCGTGCGAAAGATCGAGGTATGACTCGCCAAGATCATAGCGCACGTGCTCCATCCAATCCTTCTTTGCGGCGTCGAGCGCACCCTGAGTGCCGATCCACTGTGTTCCAAGACCTCGAACCTGCGGCTGGCACTTTACGCCCTGGTGACCCGGCTTGTCCTCGGCACGATAGAGGCGAACCTCGCGGTGCTCAGGGGTTACGATCTGGTCGGAACCCTTGCCGGGTGCTGGCCTGCGCTGCCGGTGACGGTGCGCGGTTGCCCTCCACTTCGGCTGAGCTTTGCTGATGCTCGAAGCCTCATAGGCGACCTGCGAGCGTGGTCCGTGCTGCCACGTGCTGAGCGACCAGTCTTCTGCGTGACTACCGGCAGAGAAGAACATCGCGAGAGAGGCGATGGCGATGTAGTGGCGCATGGGTTATCCCTTCCCTCCCTCGTGCACTTCGAGCTTCGGCTTTTCTCCAGGTACGTTCCCCGTCTTCACCCAGCGGAAAACATCAACCAGGAACTCGATATGATCCTTCGATGTTCGTGGCTCTATCGGAGCGTAGGCCAATGCGATGCGCTCACGGAGCTGCCGGTCTGTGTCTCTTGGTGCTGGGCGCTTAGGTTTGGGTGTGCTGGCCATTGTTGGTCCCTCACGCGCGCGCTTCAGGCGGCGGAAGCATCTTTGATGATCGAATGTGCTCAATGACTGAGCGACCGTCCGATGCGATCATGTGCGGCATGAACACTGCCTCAAAATCCATCATCCCGCACTCAACGGCGGTGATTTGCCCCTTCACCCAATCACGGAGAATGGAGTTGATCGCGACGAACCCCTGGGCCAGCGCCTTCTTCTCATAGTCCGCACGCGTCTTGCGCGTTCGGCTGTTCCAAGGGCGCGCCTTGAGAAACAGTGTTGCCCAGCCCTTTGCCGATGCCTTCAGCACGACGGGCCTGCCACGGTGCACAAATTGCAGTATTACAGACTGCTGTGAGAAATCATCCATGAAGCCGACCTTCTCGGCGCCGAAGCGACACAGCAGCTTCGAGATTTCACCGCGTGCCGCATCCCCACTGGTCGCGCTCTCGTACGGCACGAATTGTTTTTTACGTGGAGCCATCCCCACCTCCCAATGTCCTGTATTCGACCGGCTGCCCTAGCTGCTCGGAGCGTTTAATTGCGCGCGCCATGCCGGGGCTCGTGCCTCTATCGACGTAACAGACACGAGCATCCGCCATGTCGCCCCATGCGAAACCTGCAAGCATCCCTAGCTCGCGCTCGTCTGGTGCGCTGTCGTCGAGGATGCCGGGCTGCGGATAAAGCAGGTGGCTCAAAAACGGGGCCTCCTGCCTCTTGAGGCTATCGAGCATACAAGCGCGCGCGTACTCGACGTTGGCGGCCACGTCTCCGGCGTATGGAGTCTCGATGACGACGAGGCGCTTGGCGATTAGACGGCGCATGGATCGCCCTTATTCTGCGCCAACAGCCGTGCCGACCACAGCGACAGGCGCATCGTCAGGCACATAGACCGTGGCGCGGACAATGAAGCGCACTTCGGAATCCGGCCAGATCGGGTCTTTGTCTCGTGGCCCAGAACTATCGAGATTCTCGGCCATGAACCCCCAGTCCGCGTCCTTACGCGGATCGGCAAGTCCATCATGACCCATCGCAGACCACTTACCATTGCTCCCGACGACGACGGGAATTTCAATCGTTATGGGTTTCGGCATGATGCCCCTCCATCTTCTCAGTCTCCCGCTCCATCTGCTTGCGGAACTCACGCTCCAACGAGCGCTCTGCGGCCTCTATGGCCTTGCCCTGTTCGGTAATGGTCTCCCGTTCCTTCTCCGCGAGCTTCTCCGCGATCAGCCTTCCCAAGAGCCACATCGTTCCAGGCATGGGAGGGATGGGCTGTGCGGGCTTCGGTGCGTCGGTCATGCCGTGCCTCGCTTCGCTCTCTTGGCCTCCACCACGTGGTAGAAATCGCCCACGCCTTGCGCTCTCGCGGCAGTGCCATCCTCACCGAAATTTCGAGCGGCCCTGTCGTCTTCGATATCGTTGAGCACTGCGGCTAGCTTTTCAGCCAAGTGCTTCGGCAGCCATGGGCATGCAATCGCTTCACCGGCATCCATCAAGCGCATGACGTGGAATTTGTTGGGGGAGGGCTTCATGCTCGCTCCATCCATCGACGGCAGACTTCAACGGCCTCGTCGTGCGCGCCGTACATCATCAACTCGATGGCCTCTCCGAACTCGAGGTTGGTCTGCCGGTGTTCGCGAAGTAATCTCTCGGCATGATCTTCAGCCCGCTTTGCGAGCCATAGACACACCCAGCTAACGACGAAACTGCCGATGCCAAGCAAGGCCAGAACGGATTCCTGTGTCATGCGGCTGCCATCCGGTTCCGATTGCGGCGCGAGGAAGCTCTCTTCCGCGACGCTGCTTTACGCTCCGCGATTGGCCGTACTGTTGCGTGCCCCTCGCGCATGGCCGTGAGCACTGCGGCGCCCTGCTTGATCGACGGGAACAACATGCAGCGCTCGTGACCAGGTGCGTTCGGATCGATAATCGCGACGGCAGAGCGGAAGCGCTGGCCCTCATGAAAGCCGTTGTGCAGAGCGAAGTGATCGTGGTCCTTATAGCCACGGACGCGGACCAGCCACGGTGCGTGACCGCCCGGCAGTTCGACCTGCTGCAGTCCACCGTAATGAATGTGACCCGCCGCAAGCAGGTGCGCACCGTCCTGGTGCCAGATGGCCTCGCGCAGTGGCCCATGCGTCGTGGAGTAGATGCTGCGTCCTTTGAAGTCGTGCGCGAGAGACGCGCGGCAGTTGGCGCCGTTCGGGAACACGAACTCGACACGCGCCGCCCACTCGTGAACCGGGATAGTTACCTTCGCGTTGGCGCACATGCGGGAGATGATCTCGCCGCCTTCGTTCCACAAGTCGTGGTTGCCGAGCAATACCGCGGCCCATCTAATCCCAGCGTGCAGCAAGAACCATTCGACAAGCTGGCGGGCAGAGGTTTGTGACGTCTCTTGGTTCCCGAACAATCGGGCCAGTCTCCCGACCCAGTTATTAGCCGAATCCCCGATGTTGACCGCGAACAGCCCCTCGGTGTCGCGCAGCATCGCCACATCATCGAGCAGCGCAGGCCATGCGCACCCATCGTCATCGAGGTGCGGGTCACCAATAAGCGCGAGGCCGAACGGCTTGTTATCGGAGACCTTGATCTGCTGCCACGTGGCGGCTTCCTTGTGCGCCCGCTGGCGGTTGTAGTGCTCCGTCCTGCGCTTGATCAGTTTGTCGATGGGTTCCCGCGGGTCCGGCAACTGGGGGAACGAAAGAACCGTGGCGCTCCGTGCTCGTGCGCGCGGCGTCTCGCGCTTCAGGCGGTCCTTGAACGTGCTCACCGGCATGTTCATGGCGCGTGCCGCTGCCGCTTTTGAGCCGTATGTTTCGTATGCCTGCGCAGGAGTCATCTTGCCCGTTCCATCCCGCCCCTAAGCCATCATCCATTCGTAGTCATCGACGGTCATCACGCTTTCACGCCCGTCGTATTCGTCAATGCGGTAACGTACTCCTGCGGTCACTTCAGCCACGCGGAGGCGCGCATGCTCACCGTTGGCGCTTTCCCCTAGTTCTTCGACAACACGAACAAGAACAGGATCGGTGCGACTGATCTCGCGCGGCTCCAAAACTAGCTCTGCGTATCTCTTGTTCGAAGCGACCCGGTCTTCGTCGGAGACCTTCCACCAGTCTTCATCCGAAACGATGCTATCTCGTTCGTCAGGTGGAGCAAGCCAGTAGTACGTGAAGCCAAACCGCGGCTCTTTCTCTGGGTAGAGAGTCAACCCTTTGATTTCCGCGTAACGCAGCACGGCACGCTCGCTAAGCGAAAATCCGCCATAGTCAGCGTTGTAAACGACCTTGACCATCATAGCGCCTCCAGCATGTTGACCTGTTTCGGTTTGGACGAGGTGGCCGGCACGAAGAAATCCGGCTGCGCATACGCCACACGAACGCGCCGACATGAGAGGTCGAAATACTCCGGATCGACCTCGATGCCGATGGCACGGCGGCCTAGCTTTGCGGATGCCACAAGGGTTGAACCCGAACCCGCAAACGGATCGAGCACGACCTGATCGGGCTGGGTGAACAGGCTAACCAGCTCGCCCATGAGCGATAGAGGTTTTTCGGTCGGATGCTCGCCGGTCCTGTCTGTTGGCTGGCACGGGTGCGTGAAGACATTGCGCCGACCGCCACCGTTCCAAGAGCTGTGCCCACGGCCACACCATGCGGCGCAGAACATCTCCGCACCCATTGCCGGGCCCTGGCCGTTAAATTGGGGAGCGCTGTCGGGTTTAATCCACACACAGGCGCGCTTGTACTTGGCACCCGTCGCCTCGATCGCATCCCGCCACGGCGCAACACCTTCAGGAGTGCAGAACACGAGCAGCCAGCCTTTGGACAGGCGGACCATTTCGCGCGATACAAACTCACGCATGCCGTCGATGCTGGCAAAATCAACTGGAGGTGGGTTTGCGTGGCCGTCAATGCGGATGCGCTGGCGTGCGCCGTAGATCTTTTCGCCGCGCTTCGCGTCATGCATGTGCGCTTCATATGGCGGATCGCTGATGACGTGATCTACCGGGTCCAGCAACGGCATGACGTCACGACAATCGCCTAGTATCAGCGTGACGCCACCGATCACTTCAGTACGGAAATCCGCCAGCGTCTTCTTTGGGAACGAAACGAGCGAGCCGAGCGCCGCCAACAGCTCGGCCTTGCGCATCCGCGAATAGCCACGGATACGCGCCGCCTTAGCCTGGCGCTTCAATTCACGGACTGTCGGGCCTTTCGCCATCAAATACGTTCCGTCTCGTGTTCCCGTTCACGCACGCGACGCAACTAGACTGGCACTAAATCGGAGAATGTTCCCGCTCGGGGAATCACAGTATTTGCGGGTACTTATACCAGAATGCTAATCCAGTTTCTAAGCCGCAAAGCCGTAATCCCCCGGCTATTCAGGGGACGCATCACTTTTCGCTTTCTGCGTTTCGCTCGCACTGGCCTTTGCAGCCTCAATCGCTTCCTCGATGTCTATCTGGCGTTCGGTCATTGCAGCACCATCGGCCGCTCAAAGCGGTAGTACTGCGCGATGTGACCACTTCCGATCCTGCGTACGACTGGAGTCCCCAAGTCGAGGTCTGGCTTCACGATCAGGCCATCCAATCGGAGCCAATAGAGGTTGCCGCTCCAAAGGCTCACCTGCCAGCGGTCGCTCTCTTTCCGAACGACCCAGAGGTACTGAATAGCCCCAGGCTTAAGCCACATGCGCTGACCGAAGCGGCCTAGGCATAGCGAGAGATATTCCCAATCCCTGCGGGTGAGAGTGTCGTCACCCCTCGCAACAGAACAAACCATTGTCATTCGTCGTCGTCCTCTAAAATATCGTATCCCATGCGGGCGACGCAAAACCGGCCCATCTCCTTGTCCAAAACCAACTCAGCTAATGTCGGCTTGCCCATCGTGTCGTGGCACTTGAGCTTGTCGATGTGCAGCATCGTGGGGCCGTCGAGATTGCGCCAAACACACCAGCCGATGTCAGACTTGTTTCCCCAATGCGCGGTATCGGCACCATCGTTCAGCGTGAGCAGTCCGCGCTTTGAAAGGCGCTTCTCCACGCCGTCCTTCGGCGGGTGCGCGCAGCAGATCATCAGCAGTCCATAGTCATCAGCGAGAGCCTTCAGCTTCATGATGAAGCGGCCCATGTAGTCGGTCTTGCTCTCGCCCTTGGGCACCTGGTGGTCGATCTCGTTGACAGGATCGATCGCCACGACCTTCACGCCGTAGACGCGAACCGCGAACTCAATTCGATTCAGCAGCCGCTCCAAATCCAGCGTGGCGTTGCGCTTCCGGCGCAGGAACACGAACCCTTGCCGGATCTCCGCATCGACCATTGCGAGGTCTCGTTCATCCGCATCCTGGATGCGGCAGTTGAGCATGTGACGCCTTAGGTCGACGTGGTAGCGAGGCTTCACACGCTCTTCGAAGCTCGTGAGCAAGCAACGCCATCCGTGCAGCTTCCAAAGGTTGACTAGGAGCTGGCGCAGCAACACGCTCTTGCCTGACCCATAGGGGCCGATCACCGACATGAACGCAGGCAGCTCGATGCGAAATCCGTGCTCGTCAAGAGCTGGCATCCCGCACTCGTAAGTCCGCAACTCACCCGGCTCCGGGATGTCGTCGAGTGTTGCCAGCTCGTCGGTCCACATCGGGCGAGCGGACATCATGGCGTTGATCAGATCGTCATCGCCGCCACCAAATGGCCAGTCGAACCAGCGGCATTTCTCATCGCCCAGGCGAATCGCGATGTCATCGCGCAACTCCCCGAGCTTCGCAGGCAGGGCGAGCACGTAGTTCGGAAAATCGAACCCTATCGCCAGCCCGAAATCACCGGTGGACGGCACGAGCGTCGAGACCTGCTCACCACCGCGCAGCGGGTCGACGATAGCCACATGAATAGCGCCGATCTCACGGACCGCCCGCTCGTGGGCCTGACACGAGACGATAACTAGCGCGCTTGCGTTTACGTCATGCCCGTCCATCAGTCGGCCCACCGTGACGGTTTGAATTTTTTCTTGGGTGATTTGTTGGTTGCCACCGCAGCGGCGTACCGCGCATCACGATCACGCTTATCAGCCGCACGCCGCGCCAACTGAGCCGACACCTGCGCCTCAAGCGGCCTTGACGAATTGACCTGCACGTAGCCAGCGGCTTGAATTAGCGCGAGGTCTAGGAGCTCCTCGTCACCGAACCTCTGCAGCCAAAATGCTCGCAGGTCCTCGCAGAGGCCCAATCGTCCATTTTCAAACGTGACCCTCTGCTCGTCGCTTGGGGGGTAAAGGGGGGATATATCTTCTAGGTTAGGAGTAACTACCCGAAGGGTAGTTTCTATACGCGCGCGCGAGGCGCCTGGTGGCAAGTGGTCGGCTTCAACCCGACCGGTCGGCTTCAACCCGACCGGTTTGCTCGGACTGGTCGGGCTAGACCCGACTGCTTTTTGTTGGGCGGTCGGCTTCAACCCGACCGGTTCTTGATCCACAACCCGTCCGGTTTCACCCGACCACTCATTGCTCAAGTGGTCGGCTTCAACCCGACCACTTTTCAGGTCGGTGTAAGCCTCAACGACCGCTTCAATGACGCTCGGCGGGATAATGTCGTAGCGCCCAGTTTGTCCCCTCGCATTCGATTTCCTGACGATACCAACGTCGTCCAACTTCCTCGTTGCTCGGAAAACGGTCTCGCGGTCCCGCGCGCTCGACCAGCGCTGCAGGTCGGCAGTTGATGCGAGGGAGACCCAATCCTTGTCGGCATTCACAACAAGCCCAACGCCCGTCGTCTTCTGCATGGCAGTGAGATCATCGCGGTCAAGAATGCTCTTGATGCGCTCGACCTTTGCCTTCGCCGTAAGTGGCGCCATTGGCGGGCCGCCGTTGTGGCCGATGTCGCTCACCGTGCGCCCTCCATCTCAGGGTGCGCCTGGCGCATGGCGTGGCGGAAGCAGGCCTCGTTCGCCTTCCACCAGTCGGTGGGTTCGTCACCGGCACCCATCTCCCTGGGCGGTGGTGGCGGAGTCTTAGACGCGCGCTGCTTCGGCTCGATTAGCTCCGGCTCCGGCTCAACCAGCGGTGTGATCCACCTGTCCGGTATGCGTCCCGTCCGCGTGCGCTCGAACCATGCGCTGGTGTGTGCCCATGCTTCGGCCTCGACCTGATCGAGCATGCTGGCTAAGCGCGGGTTGTCGCGAAGATCTAGGTCGATCTGCGATAGTGACCACACGATGGTTGAATGATCACGTCCGCCGAGAACCGCGCCAATCTCGGGCGTGGTGTAGCCGTGTTTCCGGCCAACCCATGCGATCAGCCTGCGCACTCTGACGAGATTATCGGTGCGCTGATCCCCGATGACTGACTGCAAGTGCGCACCTGTTACGTCACAGGCTGCGCGGACGATCTGATGCAAACGCGGACGACGAATTTCGGTCATACGAACCCCGTTGATTACGTTCGGGCCGCTTGACCAACGTGGCGAATGCACTTAGACAAAATGCACGTACCGCGTTGGGCAATGCGAAGGCCCGCGAGATGAGCAACGCTCATCCCTGATGTGAAAATGATCCCCGACGGATCGAATTGATTGTCGAAGGCTCGGAACTGTGGCGGTTCCGGGCCTTCCTCTTATTCAGCGCTTGTCATGACCTCCGTGCGGATTCCTTGTTTTGAGTAGCAGCCGCGGGTGGGACTGAAGTTGTCGAGAACGGTCTCCACGAGGTGCCGGATGTGTCGCGGCTTCCTGATGCCTAACTCCAAACAGGTCTTCACAACTGGAAGGCCGTATTCGTGGACGAGCTTGCGCAATTCGGCGGGAAGATCGTCAACGAAGTCCATTCGTGACCGGCGTCTCGCGTCAACATAGCTTTGCGGAGGCCTGTCCATCATCGCAGCCAATCCTTGAACGACTTCGCGCCCGACTTCTCCCAACAGCGGAACCGGTTCTCCATGACCTCACGCGGCACATGGATCGTCACCGGAAGGCGCTTCCAGCCATCTGCAGTGTTGATCTCGTAGGCGATTAGGACGGACTTCTCGGTCACTGCTCGCCCTCCAAGAACTTGAGCTTCGGCAGCGTGACGGGAACGCTCCGATTGCTGACGCTGTAGGCCTGCCGGTCCTTTAGCTTCATGCGCTGGCCTTTGCGGCGGCCCATAGGTGGCATCGCATAGAACGTCTCGCCGCCATCGACGGCACTACGCATCGCCTTGGATTGCGCCACATACGCTCGATATGCGTCCACTCGCTTTCGCGCTGTGATCTTGGTGTGATTGATGGCCTTTGACATTTCATCAGACCTCTGAATTCGCCCCCGCGCCGCACCGATTTGCCGGCAATGTCCTCCCCCCAATTCGCCACCGGATCGGTGCTTTCTTTCGTCGGAACCGCGGGGTGTCCCGTGGAGGCGCGGGCGAAAGGGGTAATCAGCATCACTGCGAGAGACAGACCAGGGGAACGGCTCATCGCCGTGCCTATGCCTTGCGGACAAAGACCGTCTGTCTCCGGCACTGATGCCGGTGGACGCGAACGCTACTGACGGGAAAAGATCGGCCGGTGCTCGATACGGACCCGGCCCAGGTGCGGGAGGAAACGCCCTACAATCAGGTTGACTTCAGCCGGGCACGCGCCTTCAGATCGGCAAGAACCTCCAGGGTTACCCCTGCGATTCCCCGCCTCTCGGCTGCGGCCACGAGATCGCGCCAATACGATGATGAGATGCTGTCCCGGTGGCGCATTACCTGCGCTGCTGGGTATTTCACACCCAGATCCTCAGCGAAGGTCGGAAGGTCCGGCCACTGGTCAATGATGGTTCGGAAGCTTGTCATGCGGCGAACGATACAAAATGTTTCGCTAAAACGCAACACATAATGTTTCGAGCGGTTTAGTAGGCTGCGTTCATGTCAAAACAGAACAAACAGAACGTTCCGCTCATCCGTGCGCGGGAACGGCTCTTTCCCAGCGGCGCCGATGCCGCGAGGGCAATGGGCATGAATGAAGGCACCTACCGGAGCTACGAGAATGGCTCCCGGCCCGTGACACCAAAGGCCGCGATCAGGTTCGCCAAGCATTTTGGTGGCGACCCCCAGGACTACTGCGACACCCTAGCCGACATCGGCGGACGAGGGGGCGAAGCAGAAATAGAGGTTTTGGGAGAAGCACAGGTGGGTATTTGGCGAGACTTATCCCTGGAAGATCAGGGGCTTGGGCGGAACCGCACTATTACTGTCGTGAACCCGACCGGCAAGCGCCGGTGGGCAATTAGGATTGCGGATCAAAGTGTTAACCGGCTGCTCAAGAAGGGCTGGTTTGCAGTCCTTGAGCGGGCACCGAGCGAAAGCCCAAGGGAGTATCGAGACGGCCAGTTTGTCTTCATCCAGCGCATCCGGGGCGGGCTTGCCGAGGAAAGCATCCGGCGAATCGAGTTGGTTGGGGATAAGTGCGCACTCACATGCTACTCCACTGAGAAGCGCTATGAGGGCGAGCGCCTGAGTTTTCCGCCGCGCTCCAAGGACGAGCAAGTGATCGTCGCCGCGCTAGTTGTCGGGGGTTATTTCGACGTTTAAGTCGGGGGGCCGCTTCGGCGGCCCTTCTTGTAGTAGCCGAAGAACCGCAATACCGCCAAGGCATTGCCTCTCTTGATGCGCACGCAACGTGAGCCGGACAATGCGCCGCTTTGATGTGGCGCTATTTTTTTATCTGAAGATGAAACATTTTGTATTGACGCGCGCCCAACGAAACAGTACGTTTTGTTTTGTCACCCACACGAGGGGCAATCAGCCGGGCGGGCACCAGAGGGCAAATCGAGCGCCCGCCCGGCGTAGGTGCAGCAAGGGGCACGCCATGGACGACGAGGTCTTCGCAATTCTCAAAGGACAGCTCGCGGTCCTGGCCATCGCTCTGATGCTGGCCGCCACAGTCGGTGCGGTCCTCACGATCTAACACGACGCACCCGGATCAACCGGGGCGAACGACAGGGCGTGCGTCGTTTCAACGAGTGAGGAACGGCGATGGAATTTCAGAACGCAAGTGATGAGCAGGACCGCGTAGCGGGCTGGCGAGCGGCGTCGATGCAGCAGCCGGTTGATGAGCGGAAGTCACTGGAATGGCTGCGAGGCTACCGCGATTTCTGGCTGATGAAGGCGAGCAAGGCAGAGGGGGTGAAGGCATGGTTATCCGTCCACTGAGCGACCTCGCGAAGCTCAACAGCATCGACGGCGGTGTCGTGTTTAGCGGCAAGCGCGCATTCGAAAAGGGCGCGCCGTTCGATCCGTCCATGGGCGACCTGTGGTGCTGGGGCTGGCAGATCGGCGCCGATCAACGCCGTCAGAAAATGGGACGCACGCAATGTCACTAGCAACGCATAGACCGGGCGCGTCGCCGGCCATTCTCGCCATGATTGACAGAGCGGTGTCGGATCACAAGCGCCGCGCTGCAAAGCGCCCAGTCCATGGCTGGCAGAGCATGGCGCAGCGTCGGATTGCGCTCCGCGGGCTCGGATTCCTGTTCACAGAGCAGATCGACGACACGTCCATCGTTGGACGCCGCCATCTGCTCAACCGGTTGCGCAACGTCTGCAACAAGATGCGCGATCACGCGCAGCCATCACACGACCTGCACTGGACATATAACCCCGCGTATCACGAGCGCGTGCTGTCGGCCTATCGCTCGGAACGCTCTGCGCTGGATGTGCGGGCCTATATGGAGGCAGCGGCATGAACACGCTCGAAATCCTCAAGGCCGCGCGCGCCAAGATCGAGAGACCGGAGAATTGGACGAAATATTCCGATGCGCGCGACGCGTTCGGTGGGCCAGTTGAGCCACTGGAGATCTGGGCACGGTGCTGGGACGTGTTCGGCGCAGTCCGATCAGTCGCTCCATCCGGTCAGAATGAAGATGTGCTCCGCATCATTTGCGATGCGAATGACCAAGTGGATCTGTGGGACCTGTGCACCCACTACATGTTCACGCACGCTAGCGCCCTAATCCTTTTCGACCGCGCGATCGCCGCTGAAGAAGCGAAGGCGGTGCAGTCATGACGGTGTACCTCTGCGTCACAGGGACGGTGCTGGCCTACTGCTTGTTGGCGCAGACCCAAAACCGCTCACCCGTCAGGCGCGTCGTGGCGATAGGGTGCTCGCTGACGTGGCCTGTCTCAGTGCCGATCCTTCTCCTGATCGCGATGGTGCAGTCATGAACACCATCAACGCAACAATGGTTGGCTGTCTTTTTGGCGCGCTTGCCTTGGTCCCGCTCCTGCTCATTGGGTTGCTCGACTATGACGCCTCGCGAGCCGGTTTGGCTTCTTTGTACTCGTCGTCTGGCGTTCTCGGCTCGTGGCTGGCGCTTGTGATCAATATTCGGGGTGGCACGCAATGACTCCCCTCCAGCAATCCTCAACCGCACTGGCTGAATACGTAAGTGCACATTTCGATGCGCTGCCGGCGAACATGCGTGGCGACATCGCGCAGCTGTGCGCCGAGGTCCAGTGCGATGCGGCTATCGAGATATTGCAGCCGGTTCGTGCCATTGCCGCGAACCTCGGCGCTGCCCCGAATGTCATCCCTTTCCCCGTCATTCCACGGACCAACCACGAGGCGCGGTCATGATCACCCTTGCCGAACTAGAAGCACAGGGCTGCGCAGTCGTGCGCATCAAGACTGAGATCAATTTCTCCGGTTGCTTTACTGCGGCCGTGCATGGTTGGGCCGTTTCGCTCCCGGATGAGGCGACCCTAGACCGCGTGTTCATTTGTGAAGACGGCGACGTTGGAGACGAGCGCGCCGAGTTCGAAATGCACGACCCAGCATGGGGCAAGCTGCCTAACGCGCTAGAGCACGTGCTGAGCAAGGCGCTGTGGCGTGCCGCTCGAAAGCTCGAAGTCGCCGCGTGTCTGAAGCGCGCACAAGAGACGGCCATTCAGCCCCGGGCCATGCCGCGCATCTTGCAGTCCATGCAGGTCGAACGCAACGCACAGATGGGGGTGAACTGACATGGCACAGACGGCAATCGTCGCCACGAATGGCGCAGCAGAAGACCATGCGGTTGTGCATGTGGCCCCGGCGAGCGCGGCCATGACGCCGATGCAGATGTTGAGCGCCGCCATCGAGCGCGGTGCGGATATGGGCCTACTCGAAAAGCTCATGGATCTCCAAGAGCGCTGGCAAGCCAACGAGGCTCGGAAGGCGTTCGACGAGGCCATTGCGCAAGCCAAGGCCGAAATCAAGCCGGTGGTGCGCAATGCAACGGGGCACAACAACAAGAAATATGCCGACTTTGCCGCCATCGCGCGTGAGGTTGACCCGGTTCTTGGCAAGTACAGCCTGACCTACCGTTTCAGAAGTAGTCAGGTCGACGGCAAGATCAGCGTCACTTGCCGCATCGCTCACAAGGCCGGGCACGCCGAGGAAACGACGCTGTTCGGGCCAGCCGACACATCAGGCAGCAAGAACGCGATCCAGGCCATCGGCTCAACGTGCGCTTACCTTCAGCGATACACGCTCGTGCTGTCGCTTGGTCTTGCAGCGGCTCATGACGACGATGGAGCGGCGTCCGGCGCAGCCGTCGATGTTATCTCCGACGAGCAGGCCGACATCCTCCGCGACCTGATCACCACCACGGGCACGGACCTCGAACAATTCCTGACCTACGCGAAAGCCCCGTCTGTCTCTGACGTGCTGGCGAAGGATTTTCCGCGCCTCAAGGCGATGCTCGAAACCAAGCAGGCCAAGAAGGGGGACTGATCATGGCAATCGACACCATCGAGCGTGAAGACAGCGCGTTGATCGCAGTCCCCGAGGGCCAGGACGCTTACGCGCTGTTCACCGCGCAGGGCACGATCGGCGCTGACAAGCTGCTGGCCATGGTCCGCGCAAGGGTCGATGCCTTCAAAGTCGACTTGCCGGACGTGAATACCGTATCGGGCCGGAAGCAGATCGCATCCTTCGCCTTCAAGATCGCCAAGAGCAAGACGGCGATTGAGGAAGTAGGAGCCGAGTTGGCCAAGGAGGCAAAGGAGCTTCCGAAGCGCATCGATGCCAATCGCAAGCACATCAAGGACACGCTTGACGCATGGCGCGATGAAGTCCGCCAGCCGGTGACGGATTGGGAGAATGCGGAGGAAGCGCGCGTCAACCGGATCAAGGGTGATCTGGCTGAGCTTGAGGCCACGATCGCCGATCCTGACTGGATGGCGCGCTCATCGGAATGCCTGCGTGATCGACTTGGCGAGGTTGAGCGCATCGAGGTTACGGAAGCGGCGTTCAACGAATACCTGGGCGCGGCCGAAGAACTCAAGACAAAAACCATCGCGGTCCTAACAGAGCGTGTTGCCGCTTCCGAGAAGCGCGAAGCGGAGGCCGCTGAGCTGGCCCGCCTCCGTGCCGAAGCCGAGGAACGTGCCCGCAAGGACCGTGAGGCAGAGATTGCCCGGAAGGCCGCAGAACAGGCCGTATTCGCGGCAGAAGCCAAGGCAGAGGCCGAGCGCCTCGCCGCTCAGAAGCGCGAGGACGATCTGAAAGCCGCAGCCGCAAAGGCTGAGCAGGACCGCAAAGACGCTGAACAGCGCGCCGCCGATGCAGAGAAAGCCGCAAAGGAACAGGCGGAGCGTGACGCCAAGGCAAAGGCGGACGCTGAGGAAGCCGAGCGCCTTCGCCGTGAGGCCGACACTGCGCACCGCGCAAAGATCAACCGCGAAGCGCTGGCCGCACTGGTCACAGGCGGCATCGACGAAACCATCGCAAAGCAGGTGCTCACGCTCATCATCAAGCGTGAAATCCCGCACGT